GTTAAGCTCGTAAACGCCGACCTTGTGCGGCGCCGACTTACCTACAGCAATAAACACGAAGCGGTCAATCTCATGGCCAGCCAGTGTCATCACCCTGCGGTAAAACTGATCTTGTATGTGGTAGCCGAAGTTCGCCGACTGCTTGGCGAAGCCCTCCGGCGATGGATCGACTGTCGTCTTCAAGTCAATCAGCGTGGCAATGTCCTTGCGCCACCCGTCTGGACGAGCGCGCATATCTACGCCATAGATGTGATCACGCGCGAACACGCTCGCTTCGCACGTCATGTTCGACGTGAGGAGCTGCGCTGCGTCGGGGTTGGCGCGGACGGCTTCCGCCATGCCCTTGGCTAAACGATAATCGCCGTCAGTGAGGAGCAGCGCACCCGCGGCGTCTGCATCGGCTTTCATCTCCGTCCACGCCTTGCCGCGGCGCGTCTCCGGCCCGCACCAGACAGTGTCGGCCAGTAGCGGCTCGAACACGAATGTGTGCGTGGCTGTCCCTACGTCGAAGGCGGCCTTGTGCTCGCGCTCGGCGTACTTGTAATCGAAGAGGCTTTGCAGCGCGATCGTCTTTGCGCCGGATGCGCTGAGCGCGTCGCTCGCGTGGTACTCTTCGTTCGACATGTCGTAGCGTATGTTGGTCATTCTGCCCCCTCCCGACGTATTTTAAATACCGTTATAATTTGATGGACGCGTGAATGCGAAATACCGATGTCACGCGCAATTGAGCTTTTGCTTTCGCCGCTTTTGTAGCGCTCCCAGATGCTCAAGTTGCGATCTGTTTCAAGCATGTATGGTGTATTAGCCATCTAACATTGCCCCATAGTGTGCGATCAGCAGCGCCTCTGCGCGGTGCTCGTCTTTCTTGCGTGTGAACTTGTCTGCGACCTTCGGATACCACTGCTGCGCCAGTCTGCGCGCCGCGTCCTTGTCGCTCGGCAGGCGCAATCCCTTCTTCCACCCGGCTGGCGTTAGGATCGTGTAAGGCGTCTTTGTGAGAGCTACTGTGGTCACGATTTGCCCGTAGGCGTAGCCGAGCTTAAACGTGGACGACACGCCCTGCTTGGGCATCGCCTGCTGCTTCTCGACGAAGATGTGGTCAAGGTCGACGCTTGTGAGGATCTCGTGCAGCGCCGTGATGTCGACCCCGCCCTCGCTGTACGTCGGGAGGTCGTGCACCTCTGCGAAGCCGCTCTTGTCGATCAGCGCCACGCCGCCAGTGCGGTAGCCGCAATCAATCCCGGCGTAAACCTTAGACGTCATAGCCCGCGTCCTTGAGCAAGTCGCGGAGCGCCGCCTCGACAATCAGAGCCTGCGGCATGCGTGTCAGCTTGCTGTAATCGGCCAATGCATTTGCGACCGTACCGCTAACGCGCGGCCCGATCTGCTTTAACTCTTCGTCGTGTTTCATTTTGACTGGGGTGATCATATTAGCTCCTATGTGTTTTCCCGCTGTTAGCATAGAACTAACAACGGGATCAACTTGGCAAGATTAGTAAAGATCCTGCATGTCGTTGTCATAAACATTCTGCCACCAGTCCTTGTAGACTTTTTCACGCGCTTGCGTTTCTAGCGTATCTGCAAGATCGTGGTGGCCCTTTTCGCGTAGCGCGTCTGCTGCAATTTGTGCTTGTTCCTGTGTCATTGTCATCTCCTTCACTTTTGTGTAGGGGCCGTAGCCCCCGTTGATTATTTAGCGGCTTTGTCGATACCGAATGCTAGGTTGATGCCGTATGTTGCAGCAATGTTGGCTTTGGCTGCGCGGATATATGCAACGCTTTGTGGCATTTCTTTTGCCAACTTATTGTAGCGAGCCGCTTCATCAACGAAATACTGAATTGCTTTTGATCCGTCGTTATCAAACTCGCGCATTTTAGCGTTAAACATCTTTTTAGCTTCGCCCCACTTTGATGAAAATTTTGGTTTTAGGCTTGTCATTTTCTGTCTCCTTCACTGTTTGTACTGTTAACTTAGTGTTAACAATTCAATAGTTCAAGAGGGGTAGGCAAATTATTTTAATTTATTTTTGGCTGTGGTATAACTGTATGAAACAGAGGCGCAGGACAATGGAAGTAAATTTCGAGATGATTGATGCAATTATGCAGTGGATTGTGCTGCCCGTCGCAGGCGTGGTCGTGTACATGTTTAACCGCCAAACGCAGCACCACACCGACATCGCCGTCCTGAAGACGCAGCATGACGCCAATAAGATGGCGCACGATCGCGAGATGAAAGAGATGAAGGAAACCATCAAGGCGATATTCATGAAGCTCGACAACATCGAACAGGCGCTCAGAAAGTAATGCTCTGGGTGTTGATCCACGTTACGTTGACGTGGATCGCCACTCCGCTCGGCCCAGCCCCCGCCGTCGCCTGCGTTTATTCTTCACCCGAAATAGAGTATACTGTGGTTAAGTATCAGCCGCCGTGGATGCCCTGCGCGGAATATAGGAACGTATGACATGGCCATTCTCGAGAGCATTGCCGCCGCAAACGCGGCCTACAGCGTAATCAGAACCGCGCTCAGTAATGGCAAGGAGACGGCTTCGCTCATGGGCTCGATCGGCAAGTTTCTGTCGGCCGAGGAGGACATCAAGTCCGCCGTCGAGCGCAAGAAGAAGAGCCCGCTGACTGCGATCACCGGAGGCTCGGAAGGCGACTGGGAAGAGTTCCAAGCACTCGAAGACATCCGCCAGAAACGCGTTGAGCTCGAGAGCTGGTGCCGGTTAATGGCTCCGCCGGGCACTTGGGATCGCTGGGTGTCCTATGAGGCCAAGGTGCGCACGCAGCGCGCCGAAGCAAAGAAGGCAGCCATGAAGGCGCGCGAGAAGCGCAACGAGCAAATCGCGATGGCGATCGCAATCGCTGTGGCGTTCTTCACTTGCATCGCCGGCTTGTATTACGTCGGCGAATACATGGGCAAGTGGTGATGTGGATCCTCGTGTGGCTCAGCTTTATTGACGGCCGGCTCGAATACTTTCAGCTTGGCGCATACGGGACGGAGGCGCACTGCAATCGCGCCAAGGCAAAGGCGGAGGTAATGGTAAAGAATGCCGGGCAAGCAGTCGCCTGCTTCGTCGTTGATCGCAACTGACAAGCAATACATCGTCTACGATAGCAACGGGAAGGTGATCATCATCACCACGAATAAGAGGATCGCAGAGCATTATGCCAATAACACCTGAGTGGCTCGACAAGTGGCGCATCTGGCCGCGCATGATCATCACGCTGTACGGCGTCGCGTTTTACCAGACGACGACTTGGTTCATGGCACTCGATATGCCCACAAACGCCCCGAGCGCTTTCGTGAGCGTCATCGTGGGCGCCGGGGCGGGCTTCTTCGGCATATATACAAATAGCAAGTCATCGGCTAGTATAGCGCCAGTCAAGAAGGAGGCTTGCAAGACATGCGGAAAATAGACACTCTGATCGTGCACTGCACGGCGACACGCGCGGCGTGGTGGGCAAACCGCCGGCCGCAGGAGAAGGTGGACGAGGTCAGGAGCTGGCACGTTGAGGAACGCGGCTGGAGCGACATCGGATACCACTACCTCATTGACCGCGACGGCACGGTCGTCGAGGGCCGCCCGATCGAGAAGTCCGGAGCTCACGCGAAGGGCTATAACAAGACATCCGTCGGCATCGCGCTCTTCGGCGGGCACGGCGGGCATGAGGACGATGCATTCGACATGCACTTCACGCCGGAGCAAGACCGAGCGCTGCGGAAGCTGATTGCGCAGCTACGGATGGAGTATCCATCGATTAACTCAGTCATGGCCCACAACGAAATTAGCGCAAAGATGTGCCCATGCTTTCAGGTGACGCCATGGCTGAACAACGTAAAAGAAAAGCCAAAGAAGCAGAAGACGCACATCGCCCAGTCGAAGACGGTTCAGGCATCAACCATTGCAAAGGTTACATCTGCCGCCACACCCCTTGTTGGTGTTATCGGTGGGCTAGAGTGGCAGAAGCTCGCCCTGATGGGGGTGTTCGCTCTGGTGGGTATGGTAGCGTTAGGGGTGGTCGATATGGAGC